CTTTAAGAACCTATACTCAAGAAGATGAGATTAGAGCTAGATCAGTTCTTATGGAAACAGATTTAAGTAATGCAGATCATAATATGCTTATAGGAGATCCAGCTATATCTGATGCTATAAGTACATTTAGTCCTATTGATGTTCTTAACAGATAGCTATGCCTGTCATTTCAAGATCAATACCTACTTTATTAAGAGGTATATCGCAATCATCTGACTCTGCCAAACAAGCAGACCACGCAGACATACAAGATAATGCTGATAGCAATCCAGTTATAGGACTTATAAAAAGATCAGGACTGCAATATATAACTAACTTAAGCAATACAACTGTTGGTAATGTTCATATTCAAACTATAAATAGAGATGCAAATGAACAGTATGTAGCGATATTTAGTAATGGAAATGTAAGAGTATTTGAATTAGATGGTACAGAAAAGACAGTAAACAAACCTGATGGTACTACATACTTAAATACATCAGACCCACGAAGCGTTATAAAAACAGTAACTATTGCTGACTTTACCTTTGTTGTTAATACAAGTATTACAACAGCAATGGATACAACTCTATCTGCTGGCAACATTACACAAGCAGTAGTTTTTGTTAATAATGTTTCAGATGACACTACTTACTCAGTCACAGTAGATGGAGTTACAGTTACAGATGATACCTCTAATGATTCAGAACTTAGTACAGAACAAGTAGCAACAGACCTTAAAAATGGATTAAACTCTGGACTAACAGGCTTTACGATTGCACAAAATGGTAGTGTTTTACATATCAAAAAGAATGATGGAAGTAATTTTTCTATAGATGGTAAAGATACACAAGGTAATACACAGCTAACAATAGTAAAAGATTCTATACA